TAACTACTCGCTAAGCGATTAATATTAAAAATCAATAAGTTATGAATGAAGAAGTACATAATAATGTACAGGAATTTAAAAAAGTGTACAAGGAAATAGTTAACGAACTAATTAAAGTTAGAAACTCTGCTAACATAACTCAACAGTTTTTAGCCGATTGGTTAGAAATTGATAGGCGTAAAATCATAGCTTTTGAAAGTTTAAAGAAAGTAGATTTGGAAACTATGTTAAAATATGCCGACAAATTAAGCGTGGAGGTTAAATTTAATTATACAATAAAATGAAATACTTAATAATAATACTAGCGTTAACAAGTTGCTTGGATAACCAAAATGAAGTAGTTATATTGCAGGCTAAATTAGATCGTGCTAATAAGGATATATTGTATTATAGAACGCAATATTTAAAAGCAAATACACAATTAATAGAATTAAAAACTAAGTGCATTTACTGCGCTGATTAAAATAACGAAAGATGGGAATTAAACAATTAGAAATAATTTATTTTGTTAAACAACATAAAACCAAATAACAATGAGCGAAACAAAAACGGCTGAGGAAATAGCTAAAACAGTTTATCCAATAAGCAGAAAAGAAAATCATATAACCTCTGTAAAATTGCATAACAAACGTGTCTTAAAAATAGATGCTTTTGTAAAAGGATATAATTACGCCAACCAACAAAACCAAGAGCGTCAAAGGCAGTTAGATTTAAAGATTATAGGTTACGATGACTTATATTCTAAATACACCCAACTAAAGCAGGCTGCTCACGATATGGCTTGCGAATTAGAAGATGTTGATTATACTAGCCTTGCACTAACTAACTACAAACGCCTAACAAATAAACCATAATAAGATGAAGACAACATTAACAGAATTAATAGAATTTTTTGATAATCAAGACCCTCGTAAAACATTTACGGCTCAAGAAGTAACCGATAAACTTGTTGAGTTTGAAGAAAAAGAACGCCACGCAATTGTGGATTCATATAATTTCGGATGGACTGCTGGCTTTAAAGGAGAAGAAATTGGCGGTAACAAACACTTTGCATTAACCTATAATCCCAACCAAAATGGATAAAAAAGAACAGATTGAGAAAGCTATTGAGATATTAGCTAATCACAATAAATGGCGTAAAGGTAGTGATATACATTTTATGGCAGAGCCTAAAGAATTAGGCGATGCAATTGATACGGTTGTAAATGCTTTATCCCAACCCAAAGAAGAACCAAAGAAAGAAGTTGACTTGGATCGAGTGAAGTATATTTTACAAGAACACTCTGTACTATATTTGCAATGTTTTAGTGAAAAACAAGCGGCTGATTTATTACAAAATACTCTTAATAAACTTCTACCCCACCTACAAAAGCCTGTTGAGAGTGATGCAGTGGAGTTTGCTGAGTGGTTAAGTAAAAATTACAATAGATCAGTTACAATAGATAAATGTGTTTTATACATTAGTAAAAAAGAAAAAGCGGCTATAACAAATCATTATTTAATTAAAGAACTTTACGACCAATTCAAACAACTAAAGAAATGAAAAAAATAATTTTGCTTTTAATAATTATTCCAACAATATTACATGCTGGAAATGGCCCAATAAAATTTGAAAAGTTTGATGATAAAGCTTGGCACGTTTGGGCTGGTACTTTTATAACCGCAGGATCTGGCTGGTGGATTTATAAGAAAACAAATTCAACATGGAAAGCGTGTTTGGGCGGAGCTATTATTGGTGGCGGAGCTGGTGTTTTTAAAGAAGCTATTTGGGATAAACAATGGGGGCTTGGTGTTTGTTCTAACTCAGACGCTTACCACACGTTTTGGGGGTCAGCAGTTGGATCAATGGCGTTAAGAATTACCATTGATATAAAACAAAAGCACGATATAGACAAAGCTTATTTTGAAAATTTAAGAGATAGTCTTTCGGTTGAAAGATTAAAACGGTTTGAGTAGTTTTGGACCAAACTTAAATAATCCATACGCTGATAAAATAATAAGACTTAACCACAACCATTTTCTTGCCAGTTCATCAAGCCATTTTCTATGATCCAATTCACATAGTTTTTCTATAACCTTGGTTTCTGTCTTGAAAGTGTTTTTAACCGTCCTGAGACCCTTGATTATTTCCTTTAAACTATCTGCCTCACATCTAAAGACAATTACACCTTTGGCTTTAAAAATAGACGATTTAATGCCGTCTTTTTTAGCGGTAATAGTTCCGTTGTTTGCCGCCATTGAAGCGTACAATGCTGTAACTAAAACGCAGCAGTCGCTATCATTTGCTTTGAATGATAAATCTTTTCCGGTTTTGGAAATATATAGAGCTGTATCGAACGGAGTAACCGTTTCGTGTGTTACAACTTCAGTAATAACCGGGCATGAGGCGCAAATCTTAGCGCGTTTCTTTTCGCTGATACAAGATGTAAATCCAACCGCAAAAAGCGCAGCGATTATAATTAAAAAAATGTAACTGTATTGTCTTGGTGTTATCTTTCTCATTATATTTTAGATTTTGGATCCTCCGCGTCTGAAAGAAAATTTATCAACTCATTAGCCGCCGCTCCTACAATTAAAATAATTAAAGTATAATTAGCGCTTGATGTTACAAACGCCGCTGTCGCCAAGGTTGTGGTCAATCCTTTAATGGCGGTGGCGATCTTAATTGCCTTTTTTGTGTTTGGTTTGAAATACGACATGGTTAATTTTTTTTATAAATATTTTTCTCGTTTACACCAATTGCTTTAAGCCATACCGGAACGCTAAACGATGGACAAGCCTTTGCCGCAACTTGATTATGGCCTAAAATTTGAATTTCCGGATGAGCAGCAATTACATGGTTGACATAATTTCTTAGCGATAATAATTGCTTTTCGGTTCGCGTATCTTTAGGTGTTTTACCATCACGCTCTACACCGCCAACATAAACAACATGGCGAGCAACACCGTTCAGTCCTAACGCGCCATTCGTAACTTCGCGAGGTTGAACTATTCCATCTTCATTATAAGGAACTAAGTTTGTAACCAATCCAGTTAAATGAATCATGTCTGAATAACCAACCTGAGACCAACCTCTACCGCTTGGCGGCGGAGAGGTATGCATTTTAACTATATCAGCAGCAGTTAATTCTCTTCCTTCTTGCGTAGCCGTGCAATGGATTATTAAGTATTTCAGTTTATTCATAACGTGTCTTTTACTCTGGTTACTTTTATTCTTATTGGCTTTGTGGTTATTTTTTCCGGCTCAATAAAAGCATCAATTTTTATTGGTTTACGCGGCACTCTTCTTTTTTTAACAGGACTGTACTTAAACACCATTTGAGCGCTTGAATCGTCCATGCTTACTAATAAGTTTTCTATTGGAGAAATAATCTGCAGGTTATTAGAGTTATAAATTTCCTCAACCAATAATAATTTCTCTTTAGCTAAAAACGCTCTTTTTATTTCCGCTGCTGAGAAAATACAAAGAGCGCTTATTGATAAAATTGTTAACTTCATTTTCTGTCTTTCAATTCTTGAATTTGCAAATCGTGTATTTTGTCTTTATTTTCAAGTTCAATTATCAAAACCTTTATTGTGTATTCGGTTTTTAAATTATTAGCAATAAGCCCGGCTATAAAAACCAGGCAGGTAATTACTGTTTTAAGATCAATTTTCTGTTTAAGAAGGTCCACAGCAATTAGTCCTCAATCTCTTTTATTTCAGTTATTACAATTCCAGAAAAAGCTTCACGCTGAAGGTCAGTTAATTCTTTTTCAAGATCTTCGATACCGGCAGGAATTCTTTGGTGAATCTCAATTGTCTCTTTCAACAATTCTTTGTTGAATTTGTTTACAGCTTTTTGATTTTCAACCGTAAATTTTAATCCGCCTTTTTCATCTTTTAAGATCACGCTTGTCTTTTCATCAACAGCACACTTATCAAGATTGTTGTTTGTTATTTTCTCTTGATACTCTTCGATGAGTTCGTCTTTTCTTATTTGCTTTTGAACAGACTTAATGGCCGATGTCAATTCAGTTTCTTTGTCTTTGTTTTTTTCTAAATAAACATGCGCTTCGTTTACGAACGAAATTAGGGTTTGGTATGTTATAGTTTTTTTCATGCTGCTAATATAATAAAAATTAATTATTAAAAACCTCTATATCCAGTCGAAGTAATATAAATAGTTCCACTCGTCATGGTTGTAGGTATTAAAAAGTTAGTTATCATATTGGCAATACCTCTTAATGGATTAGGAAAAGTAATTATAGTTGTTTGCGGAATACCCGTTGCTCTAAAATGTTGTTGGTATAAAATTCTATACACCGTAGTTCCTGTGTACGCTACCGATGGCACTACGTTTGCACCACCAATAGTTAAAGCAAAATTGAAAGTAGTTGCCGAGCCTACCGAAGTAACGTAATAAACAGTATTTGTACTTACGCCTGTTCCTGCTGCCAATGCAGTAAAAACAACTGAATCACCTATCTTTAAATCGTGATTTGTTGAAGTAGTACAAAGCCCTGTTGTTATTGCTATTGATGAAACGGTCAAAGCACCATCTAATATCCAAGCTACACCACCTGTGCCAAGTGCATCTGTTGATATTGCTAATTGTTTTATGTAATTTCTAACGGAAGCCGTTCCACTTGCGGGAACGAATGGCTGAACGGTTACTGTACTTGCAACGGTTGAAAAGTTAAAGTTATAATCTAATTCGGCTGTTGAATTTTCTTTAATAATTAATTGTTGACCTGTTGTAGTTGGTAGTCCTCCAGCATCCCCAGCAACCAAACTAACATCAACTGTTGCAATAGTACTTGGTACAACTTTACCGTTTACATAAACAGGATTTCCCGAAACAGCAGCCGAATGAGCGGCAGTTCCTGCTGTATTACTTGCGGTGATAGTTCCTGTAACTGCCGTACTTGGAGCGGATAAAACACGAACAGGTAAACTGTTATTTAAACTTTGTTGTCTAGTTGAAACAATAGATACTTGTGAGGCAATATAATCTTCAACTCTAATCATTCCAATAGTCCAAGTGGTTGTACTAGCTGGTGCAGTTGTTCCGTTCTTTGCTCTAATTTGAACAAACATATTAACGTCTGGCTGTGGGGTATTCGTGTCCCAACTTGTTCTATCTGTTAAGGCTATACCAGCTACTAATGTTTTATCAGATAATGAACTTACTCCATTTTCCGTATTGATAGCTGCTAAATGTCCCGAAGCCGAAGTATTAATAGTTGCTGTAACGGCTGTATTTTGCCATCCTTTACGTCTAGTATTAAACGTTGCATTTGTAGCGGTAGTACCCGTGTAAAGTAATTCTATTTTATTATATCCTGTTAAAGATAAAGTACCGGAACCACTTGCAGGATAACCGGCAACGGTAAAGCGAATAGTGTTAGCATCCGGAATTGAGGCTATTACACCTTCCATTGGAACACCAACGCTTGACAAAGCGCATAAATCCATTCTTTGCCCTACGTTTTGAGCGGTGAATCCATGGGCTGTTTTAGTAACATCAACAGTTGTAGTATTTACAATGTTATAAGCTAAAGTATCACCAATAATATCAACCAACTCAATAAAAAAGTTGTTGTTTACTATTCTTTGAGATAATGTAGTGATTTGTTTTAATGTTTGTGCTCCGTTTACTTGATAAATTCCACGAGCAACAAACTCAGCGTTAACAGTTGTACCAGTTGTAATAACTAAATTACCTGCACTTTGATTAACCGCCATACCAGTACCAATTGATATTTGTGTAAAATCAGTAGTTAATAATCCACTTCCTACTTGTGCAAAAGAACAGTCGTTATATTTTTGCGGAGAAATTCTAACAGGCAAAGAAGGCGTTACGTCAGATGGCATATCATTAATAGCCGTTGGCAATTTATCGCTAGTTGTCTGTAAAATTAATTCTTGCGAAGTTGATAAAACAACAGGAGTGCTATTTGCACTTGTTGCTTGTCCGTTTGGGTTATTTGGATAATAAGTCATGTTTTATATAATTTGCCAGTTAGTGCCGTCTGAAATTAAAGTGAAAGCTGTATTTGCTACGCTAGTAGTTATTGTTAGTGAGCCATCTATTGTTTGAGAAGATGTAGTGTCAATTGTTAAAGTTCCTGATGTTACTTTAATGTAATATGTATTAGTATTTCCAACCGCAGTTGGCAAAGTGAAAGTTAAAGTTGCTGTACAAAAGTAATAATAATCTGTATTACCGGTAGCGCCTCCAGTTGTATTTATGGCTATGTTATTAATAGACTTTGCGTAGCCAGTTGGCAATGTAATTGTTCCAGCAGCTATAAGTCCTATTGAAGACATTGCATTGTAAAAACCCTGTACTGTTGTGACCGCCGTTGGTTGAACAACAGGTGCAGCATTCCAAAAAGATAATTTATGCGCTGCACTATCCAATATTTTTATTGAAGGGTCTGTTCCGGCGCATGAAATTGTTGTAACTCCTGTAATGCTTACTATTGATCTAAAATAATTACTCGCATCATATCCAACTCTTAGTTGCTCAGTTGTTTTAATTATATTTAACCTTGCCTGTGGAGTTCCAACACCAACACCAACATCTCCTGTTGATTTTATAACCAACCCTGAGCCACCAGATGTTGGATTTAAAGTTATATCAGTAGAACCCGGTCTTCCATTTATATTAATATTATCACCACCCGACCAAGTAAATAAATCTCTATACGTTCCGGAGCTATCTAATCCTTGAATAACCCTTGCATTAGGGATCCTTATATTTCCGTTGTTTAAAAATCTGATTATTTCAATTGCCCCATTATTGCCTCCAAGAAATAAGTGTGCGGCATCGGTTGCTGTTGGGTTTCCAGTAGTTGATTTGTAACTTATACCATTTACAGATGTACCAACTAAACTTGGTGTGTTGGTTACAGTTGTTGATGTTAGACTTGTTGCTATTGTAAGAGAACCAGCTATATAAGAATTATCAGAAGCACCAGCGCTATATAGTGCAAAGTTTGAAGATCCAACCCCAGCCTGAGCTGAAATATATACACCGTGATTTGTTGTAATAGTTCCACTATTAGACGGAGTTTCTATAAAAACACCAGCATTAAACGTCAAAGTTCCAGTAGTATCATTTTCTGTTTTAAAATAACCACCATAAACATTAGTTATGTTTCCAGTACTTCTATTAGCTACTATATTATAAGAGCCAATAGCTCTTGTGATTAAACCACTTCCGTAGTTTTGAATATATCCATAAGTCCCAACTGCAAAACCTAATGCTCCTGAGTTTGTTGCAGAAATATATGTTTCTCCTAATATACCGCCAATTCTATACGCCGAGTTATTAGCAATTGAATTAACCGTGTAAGTAGACCTTATGTTATACTGATTACCAGTCGGTACTGTAATTGTGCTTAAAAAGTAATTAGGCTCACCGCTCGCAGGCGTTCCACTAGATGTAAATAAACTAAAATTATTTACTGTTAATTTTTTTGTAAATATATTATCGTTTGGCGTTTGTGTAAACAACCCCGTATCTATTCCATCGTAAGCAGTGTGTAAAATAGTTGAGCCTGAATATTTTATCGTGCTTTCATAAATTCCAGCATCTAAACTACCAAAGGTTAAATCACCTGTTCCAGTTACTAAATTATTTCCTACAAGTGTAGAACCAGCCGTTAATACTTGTTGAAGGGTTGGAGTTCCAGCGCTACCAACCGGTTGCCAAGTTCCATCGTCTCTTAAAAACTGACCCGTAGGCGCCGTTTTTTTTATAAAAGATACATTAACAATTCCACTAGCAGAGATCTTCATATAGCCGTTAGCTACATCTGCGTCGTCAGTGCTATTCACAAAAGAATCAATAACATTATTCTCAAAATCACGAATGTTCTGAGCAGTGGTAGCATTATTACCAGTTATAACTTTATTCCCAAGCAACGTAACTAACGCTGATCTACTAATAGCTGTCATTAATCTATATATTGATAACCTTGATTCGTGTATTCTAAATTAAATTGAGTAACGCTCGTTAACAAAGGAACACCACTAACTAAAGCGTTTTGTTCTATTGCCCTAACTGTCATCGTTAATCTACCCATTGCTATATTAGCAACGTCTTGAGCGTTTTGGTCAGCCACTTGAAGTTGTTTAACCAAAGTATGCCCAATTGATCCGGGAGCAAAGCCAAGATTTTTGTACTGAGAATTTTCTAAAATATAATCGCAAATTCCAAGCAAGCGAGTCGTTTGTAATTGAGATTCTTTATCCCCAGGTTTACCATTTTTGGAAGCCATTCTTGTGAAAACATCAATAGCATACTGAATAGTCCCATCCTTACTTCTAACATTTTTATTATCGAAGTCTCCTGAAATAACAGAAACATTTATAAAAGAAGTTTCGTTCTCGTCAATAGGTTTTTTTCGTTCAATATAAACGCCGTCAACTGCCGCAAATGGATTGTATCTTTTAAACTGATTATCTAATTCCACAAATAAAATTTCACCAATACGATTGCGTATTAGTTCAAAGTTTCTTTCTGTTATTGTGTAATTAATTAGAGCTGTCATAATCTTCTAAAAATAAAGTAATAAGCCCAACGGTACTATCTGGTAACTGAGATTTTACAACGTAATTTTTAACCGGTTTATTTACGCTTGCAATATCCACTTTGTCTTTATTCATGGCTATCTGTCCGGAAGAATTTCTTGTAGGATAACCTAAGTCCGATAAAGCGCTTTCGCTAAATACAACGGTAACTTTTCTGCTATGAACTGGCTGTCCAGCTTCATTAAATCCTATAACAACATTTATATCGCTATGAAGACAATTTATTTCAGCAACTTGGCCGTTTACAGCAGAAGTAAAAACAACAGCTTCGCCAAACTCACTACCATTTGTAGTAATTTCTTTTAGATCTAATTCTGCTTGTTTTATCAGTCCCATATTAAGCAAAAAAGGGTGGGCAACCTTAATAACCCACCCTTTATTTTAATTAATTGTTTTATTTATGCCACTGTTTGAATGGTCCACATTGTATCAATAGCAACCGGAACCGCTAATGGACAAGCTTCAACATCGTAATAGTGAGCGCGAGCGTCAACGTCTTTGTAGTCTGTCATAATAAACTCGCCCATGATTGGCAACGCGCCAGGATTCACGATTTGAGGAACAGCTCCAAATGCGGTAACAAATTTAGTTTTCTCAGGTAACAAGATACCTAATTTCGGGTTGATGTACGGTTGAGATACGTTGTTAGCGTCATCATAAAATTCTGGATAAGACCAAAGATTTACTCTGTAAACACCACAAGTGATCTGGCCATGAAAATCAGCACCAACTGCATTTGCTTGAGGCGGCATAACATCATCCAACTTCATGTTGAATAAGTTTTGACGATTTAAAAATGTTGTATTTTTAAATAAAGCAGCAGCAGTATCTTCACCCATAATGAAATTAAAAGTTCCGCCTTGCATCTTTCCAACTGTACGGATGAATTTACAACCAACAGCAATTTGAGCAAAAACGTCAGTAGCACCAGTTGTCCAATAACCACCAATAGTAGGTAGAGTGTTAGCGTTAACGATAGACGCTGCTTTACGCTTATAATCAATACTGAATGTAGCACCAGTAACAACTCCAGTCTCTAAAACCTGCTTACACTGAAGCTCAATGTTGCGCTCGATTTTTTCACGAAGTTCTAATTGATGATCTACGATGTCATTAATTAACGCTGCAAAAATTGCATCGTCAATGCTTTGAGCACCATACAAACGGTCATACAATTGTAATTTTGTAATATCAAAACGCTCACGGAAATAAGGCGGAATGAAAGTCTTTTCTGTAGAACGAGTCCACTGGTTACGATTTCCAGAATCTCCACGCTGAACATCAACCGCTACCTTTTCGCGGCTACGTTGAACTTGAATAGAAACCTCCAATGTTGGTGACAACACGCTTGGAAAAAACGAACGCAAGAAACTTGTAGGCTTTGGGCGATCTTTATAAACTGCAACTAGTTTTTTGGTATATAAACCCATTGCGTCTGTTACTGCTATCTGTGGCATATTTGTGTTTTTTTAATTTTTAAATTTTATGAATTATCAAAGTCGGTCATTTCTGTAGACGGAATAAGAATCAATTGAGTGTTAGCCATAATTAAATCCTTCATTCTACGAGTTCCAGAAACAGTTTCAATTGTTTGTCCGTTACTTGTTGGGAAGAAAACTAATTGATCTTGAGCTACACGACCACCAACTGCGATTCCAACTGGTGCTGAAGAACCAGCGGCTAAGCTTAGGTCATCAATCAACACGCCAATTGGCTGTTGAGATCCATCGGTAGCATAAGCGCTACAAGGAACAACTCTATCACTCGCAGTGATTCTTCCCATAACCGTTCCGGCTGGTAATAATACTGGATTGTAAGTTGAGTTATTTACATAAGCTTCTTGGCGAGAAATTTCTCCGCCTAAGAAAACCTTAGCTGTGTTTGTATTTACAAAATACTGGCTACCAGTATTTACTGTAGTTGTTTGTGAACTCATTAAGCTACTGTTCTTTTAATGTTAGCGTCTAAAGACTCTTCAAAAGCTTTTAATTCAGCGGCTTTAGCGGCGTCAGTTACCGTTTTTTTATCTTTATCATCTGTAATTACAGTTTCAGCACTTTCAGCTTCAACTCCTTTTACAGAATTTTTTTTCATCATGGAAACAGAAAACTCTGCCATTTGAGTTTGCGTTAATTCCTTGCCGTCTTTAATAGCAGCAAGAACGCCTTTTTGATCTGCATCAATAAAAGCTAAGCAAGCGCCAACGCGGTCTCTCTCTGCGTCTACACCGATTTTTTTAACCGCTGCAAATACAGCCGGATGCTTCTGTTGTAATTCTTCAATTGTCATGGTTATGTTTTTTTCTTTATTATCATCTAACATATCGACTGCTTTAAAAGAAAATGCAGCGATTTCTTTTTCCATTTCAGGAGTTAATTTAACTACCTTGTTTACTAAGCCTATTTTTTTAGCCTCAGCTCCAGTGATGGTAACATCTTTTCTTGTTGCAGGATTAAACATGTCGTCTATAGAAATGCCAGTTATTTCTAACCATACATCGGCATCTATTTTCTTTAACATTTGATTTTTTAAATCTTTGTTTACCCCGTCTAAGAACTTTTGTTCTTCTGGATTTTCAACGAACATATCTGCGCGGTGGAAAGTAAAACGAGATACATCTAAACATTCTACATTTTTAGCATAAAATGGTAAAAATGAAGCTGCCGAATCTGCCGAGCCGTCTACCTTAATAGAAACGTCTCCGTGCTCTTTCATTTTAGCATAAATTCCATACGCGTGAAAAACACTACCACCGGGAGAAGTAACGCGAAGCGTAACTTTGTTTCCCATATTTTCTTCAATTTGAGCAACCACCGACTCAGCGATAAATGAATAAATTGGAGAATATAGATATAGCTCTTTCATTTGTTTGTAAAAATACAACAATACAAAAAAAACAAAGTTAAAAATTACCCACTTACCGGAATTTATTTTATATTTGCAGCATGGTCGAGAGAAAAACAAGAAACCAACCTGATTATGATATTAGAATCACTAACAAGAGTGAAGATCTTTTAAACCAAATAAAGGCTATTTCAAAAAACACCGGCGAATCAATGAGCACGCTGCTTAGGCCTGTAATAAGAGAATGGGTTAAAAGTTATCCTGCCGATTACAAGATAATGCCTGAAGAAAATAAAAAATAATATTAATCTTCTTTTTTATCTTCCTTTTCTTTCGGCTCAAGCGATTCATCCTCTATTCCAAGAGTTTTACTTTCCTCTAATTCTTTAGCGTATTGCTTCATATTTTGAGAAAACTTTCCACCATTTGTTACAGCGGTAGCTCTTTCAGCCGTAGTAAGCGGTATAGCCGCTCCAGTTGTTCCTAGTTTTAATCTTTCTGCTGTAACCTCTTTTAAAGGGTCAATGTGCGGAACGTTATCACCTATCCAGCGTGCTTTTCTGAATGAAGAAAGTACCATAAAATTATCGTCAATAAATGCTTGGAAATAACCAACCGCATCTATTTTGCTTTGCATTATTTCTAAATGCAACCATAACTCATAAATCGGTTGCAAAAAAGATAAAGCAAAATTATATCTCTCTACAATTAAAGTATGTTCCCAGTCTTTAATGGCCGCTCTTGCTGAGCTAAAAGATGTGTCATATTTTGAGGCAGCAACGTTTGGTGGTATTCCCATTGCGGCACAAACAAGATCAAAAAACACTGACCAAAAATCTTTAAAATATAATTCACCTTTTGATTTCTCGATAGGTTTTATTTCAGACCCTTGAGTTAAATTAAACACAGAAGCCTCTGTTTGTATTGCAACTTTATTAGCTAATTCTTTATTGTAAGCATCAACCGGAATAGTGCCATCATTAGCTAAAGCATCTTTAGCTTGAAGGATTCTATCCTTTAAAGGATTTTCTCCAGTGCTTTGAGCATCGTGGACTATTTGCAAGGAAGTATCTGCTGTACTTTCAGCAGTTGCTAATGTTGCTTCTTTATAGCGATCCATTTTAGCAAGTGTGTTGAATACACCGGCAAGTGCCGGAGCGCATCTTGAATCGTCTAATCTATATTCCAATCCACCAACTAAATAAGCTAGCCTCATTCCGGTAGACTTACTTTTAGCCATTATTCTTTGGTATTTTAAATCAGCGTTTCTAACGTGATAAGCAATGTGCTCGCCTGAGTCATCCATTTCAACACCGTTAACTATTCTATTGCCATTAGCCAGTACATTCGGATTAAGATCATTGCCGTACATAGGAGATACGACATGCATTCCATCAATCAATTGAGTTTTTACAACTCCTTTAACCACCCTAAGCACAACCAAGACATCGCCACCGTTCTTAGCGTTTTTATAGCAAGTTGATTCGATTTGAGATAGGCATTTCATTCCATTAAAAGAAGATTCAAGAGACTCTTTATAAATAGAAAATCTCGCCTCCACTCTCTCTGAAAATTCTTGTGGCTTTATTTTAATATTCTCTGTAGCCAAAACAACTTCGTCCGGCTCAGATTCTAATTTCAAACCGCAACCAATTGTCCAAGTGGTCATTCTATTAACTATTATCTGAACAACTTCATTGGTTAAATAAAAATCCCAACCTCTTGATCTTAATCTTTGATAATCTAAAAAATAATCAACTGGCGGTCCGATTCCACCGAGATCTTTCTCGCCATCAAAACCGCTAACAAAAACTAAATTGCTTGGCGACGTTCTATTAAAAAATTGTTGTGGTAATTTTTTTTCAGAAACCCGCTCTTTATTATTAGAAGCGGCTGAAGGCCACCACCATTTATTTTTATTTTCCATTAATTATCCTTTAAAGAATTTATTACTTACTAATCTGTGCGCTCTGCCTTGAGTTGATATGTCCCTACGTGACATCAATAATTGCTGAGTTTTTAAAAGTTTTTCATAAGACGATTGTAGCTCAGCAACACTTCTGTAGATCACTTCGTTTTTGGTTTGACCAGTATCTAACCTGTAAGTTTCAAACTTTCCGGTAGAAGCCGCTGTTAATAACGTGGTCTCCATTGCGTTTAAAATTAAATTTAACATCGCAATTCTAGCATCAAGAGTAGTGCAACTATCTATAATAGCTGGAATACTGGTATATATTATTTCGCCGCTCATTTTACAAATATAGTTATTTTTATGAAGTCTTTATTTCATTGATTTTTGCCGGTAAAATATTTGCTGTAGACGGAGACCCGGACGATACAGTAGGGGTTGTTACTACCGGACCAGGAGCTAACGGAACAGCATTTGGAACAGGATGGATATGGGTATTGTAAGCTATAACCAAATTATTAAAGTCGGACTTCAACTGATTAAACGCTTGCTCCAACTTACTATAACGAACCATGTTATCTGAACTGCCGCCAATCTCAATGTTGCCTGTTTTTTTTAACCAAATATAATTTTTAAGGGTGCCATTATCGTCTGTAGAAAAAAATCTCGTTTCTCCAGACTCAGCCAATCTATTTTTATTTATGTAACCCAAAAAAACCTCATCGCCATCAGCTTCAGTTCTTGCATAAACGCCAATTGTTTTTTTTATCGGATTGCTATCCACGCCATAAGGCGACACTTCTTCTGCTGTTAAAGTATTAGACCTTCCGTTCCATGCCTTAACTACTAATTGTTTTATGTTATTAAAACTAGTGCTTGTTACTGATAATAGCTTCATATTCTAGGTAAATTTTGGTGAGAGTCTACAAAAAAATTAACTATTTTTTCTTTGCTATAAACAAAGGTAGGAACACATTTCAACGAAGATGTTTCTTTGTCAGCATCAACATCGAATGTTACTGATTCTATAAACCATCTAACCGATTTGTACAAGAAAATGTTTTTATTCTTAATACGACATACATTATTTGGACGGATAAACTTATTATTCAATTTGCCTCTATCCAATTTTATTACAAGGTTTATATTTTTTAATTCTTTTCTTAATTCATTTTCAGCCGCCTCTTGTATTGTAACATCATTTCCAGATGTAAGTATAATTGTCTTTGGCCTATAAACGGCAGCTACTGGAACAAATGGATTTCTTATTGTATATTCAGCAGCGTTCCCGTTTTCTTTGCCAGCCTGTCTTATTACAGTTATATGAGAGTGCATTTGTTGTCCATTAAAATCAAGAGACATTCCTATAAAACCAACTGCTTTTTTACTTTGCTCGTTAGTAACATCTATATCAAAAATCGGCGAACTACTAGTGTCAGCTTCTGTTATTAATAAATTACCATCAGGCGTATGTGATATAACTAAGTTTTGCTGTGTTGCAAGGCCAGTTAAATAAGATTTTATATTTTCGCTTTCTTTTGCGGTAGACTTTGGTATAGAAGTGTCAACTTTTTGAGATATAGATTTGCCAGCGTTAACAAGAGCAACATCAGAAACGGTTAATTTAAAATGATTTTTTTTACTTCTAATATGAGTGTTAAATTCATTTAATATCTTTTGGCAGATTTGTCTAAAACTCAACCCGTTACTTTCTAAAGGGTACATCGTAGTGGGTATATCACAATCTTCCAGCACGCCAGCTTTAGAGTAACCGCCAATAGCCACTAATTGCGGATTTGGCTCGTCCCCAAAAGATTGGGATAACATATATCCACTTATTAGCAATTCGTCATCGTAATAAATAGAACATTCATGGTAGTGACTAACACAAGCCACCTCAGCGTGCTCGGCATTATTTGGATCAAAATAAAAATCAAAAGCAAAAGTGTCAGCAATAGAATCGTACTTCAACTCCATTTTAAATCTGTTGAAATACTTAACGGTCCTTATTACGTCGCCAGTATCAGATTGTCTTGTATTTACTTTTAATACTAAACCAGCCATTATATGTAATAAATTATTTTAGTTCCTTTATCTATACCAAGCATTTGTCGCCAAGTCAAATTGTTATTCTCCATCAACTCGACCATGTTAGCATCGCTTGGATCTAAACTATAAAGCAAATGCGTAAGTTTAATTAAATTATTATCTTCAGTAAGAATTAAAGATCTTTCTTGCCTGCCACTTAAAGCTATATCTATTAAACTACTTACTGTTAAATTTATAAGATCATTTAACTGACTCATTAAATCAAAACCGGGAATAAAAAATATTGGGTCTGATCCATTGGTGTCCTGAAGAGAATCAATGTCGTCCAAAAATAATTTGTAATTAGATAATATAGAGTCTACTATGTTTAAAGCGCTTGTTGAGTTTTTATAATCACCGCTAAGCGGCGTAGATGCTGCCAAACACATTGATGAAATTAAAGCAGACCCCTGTATTTCGTAAAGTTGCTTAGACGGCACGGTTGATAATCCAATAATTGTTCTTCTTAAATTTACAAATTGAGAAGCTAATGTACCAACTCTACTTTTCACATTTGCGGTAAATTTAGACGGCAAAGTTAATAATGAAATAGTAGCCCTCATTGCCAATATAGGACTGGCAGTTATAGTATTCACGTAATTAGAAGCTGTACTCAGCGCATTGAAATAATCTTGAGCTTCTTCTGGTATGGTTATTATTTTAACCCCTTGCTTATAGCTCTGCTCGTTTGTTAAATTTAAAGTGTTTACATCAGACAAAGACGGCGGTTCAGAAAGTTCAGCTTCAGAAAATAAATCCAAGCTTACTTTCTTCTGATCTATACTGTCAACCGGGTCAATTACCGTTATTGGATTTTCATCAGTTATAGTTTCTATAGCAGTTGCAGTTACTTTAGAATAATTCATTGTGGTATTATCCACATTCAATGAAAATATCTGAGCCGTGATAACATCATAAAGCGGATGCTCTATTACGCAAGGCCTTGTATCACCGCAAGACTTTGAGAATCGCTTAAACTCATCTAAATGATTTGGACCTTGAAAATAAAATTCCAAAGGAAATTTCCTTCCAAGCACTTTTTTCTTGCGAGCATAAGTTCCGTCCACTTCCAAGAACGAAAACTCAGAACCATGCCATTCAATTGATTGAGTGGCATTTATCCATATAACATCAAAAATCTTTCCGTCTCCAGTTGTTATGGTTAATTTTTTTTCTATTTTATCTTCCCAACTCATTTCCAAACTTTTGCTAATTGGCGTTCGCCTTGTTTAATATAAAAATCGTCAAGCTTCTTTTGAGTATTCAAAGAAGCCTCTTGCATAAAATTAGTTGGATTTACTTTTACATTCCTTCCTTTTTTAAATGAATATAAAGGCGTGGCCTTAAAATTTGCTTTTTTACTTTTTAAATTACTTTTTGGAGCAGTATCAATTCTAAACAAAATATCATTTCTTAAAACAAAACCGCCACGTCCAGCAACAGAGGCTGCAATGACAAATTTTTCTTTTTGACTTTTGCCTACTGAATCCTTTACATTTATTATCTTATTAATTTTACTTAATCTTGCATTTGTTTTAACTAAACCGGTATGTGTTTTTCCTTTACGAGCAAAAACGGTTGGGATAAAACTTTTTTTATCAATCGCTCCGCCATGCTCTTGCTCTTCTAAGTCATCTACAGAATGGTTTGATCCACCCCTAGAAACAAATCCAACGGACGCAGCCATGGAGCTAATATTAAAGCCAGTAGCTTTTTGATAAGTGCTATTTGCTTTAAAAAAATTCTTTTCACGATTAATAAAATTATTTCTTGAAGACTTCAACATAGTATCTGTCTTAACATTATAGACAGCATCGTTCAATGTGCCGCATACAGCCGCCGGAAGCGCTGACTTCCTTAGTTTCTCTAACTTATTAGTCATTGAAACTACAGCGTCTGTATTAATGTTAATTCTCATTAATCAATATTAAAAACAATACCATCAACCGCAACCGTAACGGCTGGCCCTGTTAATGCTCCTAATTGAGCAGAAACGTTTCCGTTTGTAGCAACTGTCATTTGAACAGGAACATAAACCGCACCGTCCAAAACCATTTGAGTAAAATACCTATTACTAGTTGGTCTATAACCAACCGGTAGATTGAATATCACTCCGTTAGCCAAAGAGGCATTTGTAACCAAACCCTGAATAGTAACAGTACCCTCACCGTCTATTCTGTACTTAACAGTAGATACAGCAGACCAGCTATTTAAAAATGCAGACACGGTAACTGGAGGTGGAACATATCTGTAGATCCTATTAACCACCCACATTCCAATTCCAACGGAAGTGAGTTCTATCTCATCAAACATTTTTAATACAAAAGGAACTCCAGACGGCGTTATAGTATCTCCGCCTTGAACTATTATAGTAAGATCGCTAGATGAAACATTCTTTATATTTAATTTTTTAGTAGCGTTATTTATACTAGCTAACGGAAGGGTAAATGTTCCCGCAAAAAAGCTAAAAAAATAACTAACCGAACCAAAATTATCATCAGTTAAAGTGGCGCTATTCGAATAAGTATAAATATTTTTATAAGCCGCTATCGTCTGAAGAAGTGCTTGATGTAACTGCCAGCCATTAGCTCCATTATCGACAAGGTTGTTTGGAATTAAACCGCTTCGGTACATCATTCTATCAAAGAACTGAATGTAGTCTCCGAGCGTATCTTCATTTAAAGGCGTGCCGTCATTCAGTCCGGTATTATCTTTTGACCTTCCATAGTTCCACGGATATACGGCTGGATCAACATTTGTTTTTGTTATTAATGGTCTCATTTTTTTTGTATTAATAGTAATTTACAAGTAAAAATCCAACGGTCTGAACTTGCTTTATATTTAAAATCAATTGTCTAAATTCTTCTTTTCTTGATAAAGGAATAGTAACGTAGTTTCCTAAAGGCGCTCCGCCAATAAAAAAAGTACTTCTCAAATTATTACCTATATTAAAATTATTATCAGCTTGCTCATCAATGCTATTAACTATCAAACTCGTATAACCACCACCCATTTGAGTATCACCAAATTGCTTGTCCCCAAATTGAAACAAAGAAAAAAGATTAGGACTAACACTCACTGGATTGTTTTGACTAAAACCAGTAGGGTAAAGATAATTAATATTTTCAAAAACATAAACAGGAAAACCAGCAAGTTGTAATTGAGATTGTAAATAAAGATAATGCCCTTTTGCAGGGTTAGCTCCAGGCGCTTGCATTTTTCTAGCAATAGCTTGTTTTCTTAAAGCCAACGGCGTTAACTGGTTTGTTATTAACCCTAATCTTCTTTCCCAATCCGTAGCGTCATCAACTGTAAAATCAGGGTTATCAGGCAGCAGACTAGTTAATATAGCCGTAGCGTCATTGTACGCTCTCGCTTCACTTATAATTAAAGATTTATGAAGCGTTTCAAACCAGCCGCCAAAAGGCATTTTCCATGCTCTTCCAGTAGGGTATAATTGTCTGGTTAGTTTTAATATTTTATCTTCAATGTAAAGCATTAGTTATATGTTACAGCAGGATTTAAGTAAGGTATATCTCCGTTAATAAATGTATAAGAACTAAGCGGTAATCCGTTTACTGTAAAACTAACGCTTGAGAAAGTAGATCCCGGAATTGCTGTTATTATTGAGGCTATTAACTTGTTATTGTCCAATATATCATTTTTGTCTATCGCAAGATCAGCAGCAGCTACAAACGGCCTTATCAAACTTATAGTATTTGTAATTGCAGTTAATAAAAGAGTTTGTTTTGCCGGCGTCAGTGATTGATACCCGGTTATTGTAACAACTATTGTTTTTATTGTTACGGGCAAGTAATAAACCATCACTTGCAATGGACGTCTACCATTTTGATTAACCGGCAAAGATGTATCTGGACTAAAGTTAACTACCTGCTCCACGTTAGACAATATCAAAGAGGATGGAGTCCCTTTGCCATCAACTGAATCAACAATAGTAGCTTCTACAAATAAATTTATTTGACCTTGGAATCCAGACTTTGCATAAGGATAAACTTTTTTTACACCCTGAGCGTCTTGAGACCAAAGTCTATAATCCGTGGCCGCTCCGCCTTGAGCCTCTAATCTATAAGATAATATAACTGCATTACGGTAAACCTCAGTATCTTCAGCCGCAAGCGGTTGAATAAATTCACTTATAACAGATGCCGAGCCAGTATCACTATTAACTAAAGGTATAGGTGCCGTTGGAGTTAACGTATTGCCGGTCTCTAGTTTTCCTGCAGTGCCTAGCGTCAAACACCTAACAGTTATGGAATCAACAGCAGAAACTAAAGTATAAGCTGAGTCGAGCATGTAAAGCACGCCTTTACTATAAGCATCGTCGTCACTTTTAAATGTTGAATTTGCAGGTATAACAGCTCCAATCTGACCAGTAACCTGTATAACATATTGTCCAGCAACAGCAGGGAATGGCGCTCTTCCTAACTTTATCATGCCAAATCTTAAAAGCGTCTCATAATCTGCAGTATCAGGCGCTACGTTTTTTTGAAGCAACGCTATTGCTAAATAATAAAGTTTTAGCTTTCCAGCTTGAACAGCAGCAAGACATCTTAAAACAGCTTTACCAAAAGGATTGATGTTTACACCAAATTGGGTATTCATGTCGCTAATGATGCCGTTAAAAATCTGAGTAGTAGTTGGTATTGTTATCATATAAAAAAATCTTCATTAAAATCATTTGCGAAAAAGTCACCAGTTGCCTTTTTTATAAAATTTATTATAGCAATTTTTTGTTCACCAGTTGGATATTTTATTCTAATCTCAACAGTAACCTTGTTTGTCTCTGGAATGGAAACGGAAACAGTAATTTCTATTCCAGCATCCTCCATGAATTTAAGATCTGTTTTTATTGCATTCTCAATTTTAATTCTACCGGCGCTAGTTAAAGGAGTGCTACTTAAAACCCTCTCCGTGTTAGAATTAAATTGATGAGAAATAATTGCTGGAAATAATAAAGCATTTGCCCAAAAATCATTTGATTGAGCAACTGTAACTATCGCCTCAGTATTTTGCTCTATATTGCCACCAAACATTCCAAGATAACCTTGATTTTCATTGCCGTAAATAACCCCAATATCGTTACCGACCTTTTGAAGATCACCACCGTTTAATGTTTCTATTATAGCTAAATCAAATCCCATTTTATTTTTTAGTGCTCATTGTTGAAGTCATCTTAGGCATTATAGTGAAATTTTTATTATTTCCATTGCCAGCATCCACCGGAACATTACCATCGTTTTTAATTGTGATAGTAGCATTAGCATTTGCGTTATTTGTTGTAGTTGTATTTTCTGCTTGAGCAACTTTTGTACTTTGAAAATTCATAGCATCCTTAACGCCAGGTTGAGAAGTTACCATTTTCATAGCCCAAGAACTTTCAAGATCTTTAATTTTTTGTTGACGATTTGCAGATTGAGCAGCTTCACTACCACCAACATCTGCCGTACTTCCTTTTCTGGTTAATACATTATCAGTATAAAGAGCAGCATTCATAGCAGATAAATTTGCTAACGACTGATTTTCTTTAATATAATTTTGCCTATCCTTAGCACCTTGTGCCATTTTCTTTTTCTCATTGGCATAGGCAACGTCAGACATTCCACCGGTTGCGTTCTGAAAACCATACCAAATGATTTTCATTCCGTCAACAGTAGTAGCAAATGCATTCGACATTACGCCCCACATTGATTTTGCTTGGTAGACAAAAGCATCAATAGAATAACCCATTCCAGTCATCATTATATCCCACTGCTCACCCCATCCTTTATATTGACTAGCTAAATAAGCCAATCCAGCAACTAACCCAGCAACAGCCGCTATAACTAATCCTATTGGATTCGCACTCATTGCAGCGTTCCATAACCACTGAGCGGCTGTAACTGCTTTTGTAGACCATTCATAAGCTTTTAATGCCAATGCGCTTTTACCAACCGCTACTGATACAATTCCGGTTAACGCTCCCTGAATACCTAAAGCAATATTTAAACCGCCAGTAACTATAGAGGTCGCTATTATTGAAGCCTTCCATAATGCAAAAAACTTTAATACACCAAGTCCAACACCTACAATTTCACCTAAACTATCTGTTACAAAACGAATAGCACTTTTAGCACGCTCCAATCCTGAACTTGCAGCATCGCTACTGGTCAACATATTGGACCAAGAGTTTTTTAATTCTGAAATAGCATTAGATAACGTATTTGAATTTAAAGCAGCTTGTTCGCTTGCCTTTCCAGTACTTCGTATCTTCAATAAGTACTTATCATAAGTGCCTAATTGATTAAATATAACCTGACCAGCAGTAACGTTTTCTTTTCCAAAAACACTAACCATTTTAATCGGGTCCTTAGATATTTTAGAAAGTTCGTGTAACCTTGCGGATAAACTCTGAGTCTTATCCATCAAAAAATTCATATTAACACCAGAAGAAACCATGTCCGCCTGAGCCTTCGCATCAAGCCCGCCAGCAGCAGAAATTGCTGTTAATAAATTTCTGGCACCAACAGCAATTTTATCCTTAGACATTTGAATACCCAGCGCTTCAATTAAAGCTGTAGACTCTGCAAGATCAACATTCATATTTTTAGCAGTAGCTCCAAACTCTTGTAGATACCCAGCCGCCTCGCTCGTTCTAACACTACCAACAATTTCACCAGCAGTTAAAATGTTTACAGACTTAGCAGCGTCCTCAGCTTTTAATCCAAACTGATTCATTATAGAAGTTAGATTTTCTAATGTCGGCTGCAATTCTGTTCTACCAGCTTTGGACAACATAATACCAGCCTCGGCAATTTGTCTTAACCCTTTCGGATCTTCTAAGTATTGAGACATTGCTGATCCAATAGTCTCAAAACTACTCGCTACATCAATTGCGCTTTTTCTGCTTGACCCAGCTAATGAATTAATTTCTTTTTTGAAACCAACCATTTCCATATTACTAACACCGGTAACAGCTTGCAAACTTTGCATCGCTGTTTCATAATCCATTATGGAATCAATGGAACTTTTACCTAAAGCAAAAGCGCTACCAACAACAGCAGCAGTACTAGCCATTGTTAATAATTGTTTTGAAGCTGAACTTAAACCCGGAGTTAATTTTCTAAACGCTCTTTCACTTCTGGCACCCAACGCTTCAGCCTTTTGAGTGAAACCGTCAAGTCCTCTACCCATACTACGAAGCGATGGAGACATCTTGTCTTCAGCAGTAAATATACTAGGTATTATGAGAGGCTTTGCCATTGTTATTTAGTTTGCATTCTTTTAATTAATTCTAAAACCCTATCGTACCAATACACTATTCCGTTATAATCTTGTCTATCAAAAAAAAGGCTACCCAAATCTTTAGGCAGCCATTTAAGTTCTAATACGACAGTTGTGATTACTGTATCTATACCCGCATCGTCTTTATCTAGGCCATAAAAAAAAACGATAAATAATCTGCTAACGTGTTATCCTCCGAATCCATTTCTTTAAGAATTGCAGAATTTTGTCCTGTTAAAGCAGAAATATAAGCTATCGACTGCTCAAGCGGACCTGGCGTTTTAATTGCTTGAGTTCTATCTTGAATTTCTTTTAAAGTTAAACGAGGCTTGTATTTTAATTTTTTTAAATCACCAACCGGAAATTTTAAAGTATGCTCAAATACAAATGTCTCAGGATCTAAAACTAAAAGCCCTTCCATCATTGCTTCAACTAAATAGGCAATATTGCCTTTTAATGTTTCGCGTTTTTTTGGAGAAACTTTTTTAAAATCTAACCAAGAATTTACTTCTTTTTCTGCTTGCTCTTTTGAAATTACATCGCTCATAATTACGCTTGTTTTTTAAGAACACCACCGCCAGATAATTTCAAGGGGAACGTTGCTGCGTTTCCGTTTCCAGCTATATCTCCAACAGGGCGACCTGTTCCTCCATAAATAGAACCGTTAATGTGAGATATTGTATAATCAGCATCTAAAGGGTCGCCAGCCAAAGCAGACAACTTCTCTAAATCTAAATTTACATTCATGTCCCAAGCAACAGTAACGTCTACAGACCAACGTTGGCGGTTTAATTGAGTTATCATTCTACCACCACCATCAATGCCATTCATATCGTCGTTAGAACGAACACCACCTAAATTAAAGGTGCTATCTTCTGCTGCTTTTATAAAAATAACACCGCTACCTAAAGTCGGGTGATTATATGTAATTTCTGTTATGTCTCCACCTATTACTGACATGCTTTATATTTTTTTTAGTTTATTGAACCGAAATTAAAACCCATCACAGCAGTTGTAGCAGATATACGCCCAACACCACTACGCTTAGCACTGAATACAGTATCAAAACGATTTGGATTTGTTGAATTTAAAGAAACACTTAAAGAGGAAATACTAAAAGCAGTATCAACTATTAAAGCGCGAGTAGTAAGATCAGAAAACATGTTATTTAATTTTTGTTTCCACATTTTAGGCTTAACGATGTTCTGAGAAGAAACACTGTCTTCGTCTTTTGCTAAAACTTTTCCAATAACATTCTCTTGCTCTAATAAGAAATAAGTATAACGAATATTCCAATCAATTAGAATATCTCTAGTGTAAGCGAATTGAGGTGGTATCTCTCCAATAGGATGGTAGGTGGTAACTGAATCTTTTACGATGTATGTTCCGCTAACAAGGTCAACTGTTGAGCAACCTTTTTTCACAAATAAATCTCTGTTGTCATAACTAGCCATTGAACCAAGAGTTAACGGCGAAGGCATGTCAGGATATTTGTCATTTAAAATATCTAACTCAGGAGAGTTTTGAGCTTTTTTAGCAACCATAAATGCATGGTTTGCAGCAGCTTCCATTGCAAATCCCGGAGAATTTGGCGCCGGAGATAAAACAATAGTACAATCATCAAGACGGGCGTCAGATATAGAACTTGGATCGTCTAAAACAGTTCCAGTGAATGCCAAAGTAGGCTTCATAACTATACCTTGGTATCTTCCTGTAGGGTTTGTATTATCTGGACGTCCGTTGAATGCTTCTAAGGCAGACATAACCGCTGAAACAGCTCCATAACTATTAATTGTAATAGTATTCCATTCTGTACCATACAAGCCTAAACTTGTTGTAACAGCATTAGTTGGAGTACCAGAACCATTTTGAATAGTAGCAACGTTGTAAGATAAACCAACAGCCTGATTGTTTGTATTAACCGAAACGGTCATGCCGTCAGCAGTAGCACCTTTCCATTTAGTTGTTAACACACTTACATAAGTATTTGTAGTAACAGTCGCTGGACAGCCAATAACTGCAGCTAAAACGTTTGCTATTTTAGCACTGATTTGTACTAAAGTATCACCAGTTACAATAGGAATATCATAACTTTGAGAGTCTACATTTGTACGACCACCAATAGTAATAGTATGGGTAGCATTTCCAGTAGCAATACCAACTGGCTGAATCGTCATTACTTTAGCTGTAGCACCAACAGCTTCCGCTTGCGGGTAAAAAGTTACAGGAATGCCATCTAAACCGCCACCGGCTAAAGGAAATAATATTCTCGCTATCATATAAGCAGGAGAACCGTAACCAAACTTTTGTCCAACTTGTTGAGCAGAAGTAGGTATAAAAATAGGGTCAGAAACAACAGCAGCTTGGTTTGCGCTGTTAGCTTCACATAGTACAGCAATTTTCATTGGCAAATTAGGAGATGTTTCTTGAAAACTACCTTTTGCTATTAAATACCCGACAACTGCGGATTTTCTTGCTGAACCTACTGCGTTTGATACTGACATCTTTGAAGTGTTATTTTTGGTAAAAATACAACACTACAAAAAAAACAAAGTTAAAAATTACCCACTTACCGGAATTTATTTTATATTTGTGCCCATGAACAAATTAAAAGTTTTTCAAATATATTTTAATGAAGCACAACTACCATTAAACTTTATTCCTTATTATAATGAAAAATGTTCTCCCTATTTTGAAAACAAAGTTATTGTTGATCTAATCAAAAAAAATCAGCACAAAGGCTGTACTCATTTTGGTGTATTAAGCCACAAATTTGCTGAAAAAATAAAAGAAAGAATGAGCTCAAACTGGGACTCTTTACCTGAATTAAAAAACCACCATCGGTTCCTAATGAACGCCGATGAGATAGAAAAAGCTTTAGCTTTATTCGATCCGCCAGTTTTAGCTTTAATGCAACACCCGGCGCATGATCCAGTTTCTTTTGGCGGAAGGTTTCACCAAAAATTACCTGATTTTTTTAAAGAGGTTACAAAGAAAATAGGCGCCGAATGGAAGCCGGAAGTTTTTGACCGTGTTTATTATTCAAACTATTTTATAGCAAAGCCAGCAATATATGCAGACTACGTTAACACAATGCTGGCTCCAGCTATTCAAGTCATGGATGACATGCCTGATCTTTGGCAAGACAGCGGTTATCCAAAAAAATTACCTGAAAACTTATCAAAAGAATGGGGTGTTAATTACTACCCATACCATACCTTTATATTAGAAAGATTATTTAGTTATTATTGCAACATAAACAAAAACAAAATATGGAAAAAGCAGAATTAGAAGCCGCTCTTCGTTTAATTTACGATAGCTGGATAGTGAGATACGGCACGCCGCAGGAAACAATGGCTAACGGTATGGCTACAGATATGAATGCCTACTTTGATAGTATAAATTATAATTTGGTTCTTGGAACTTGTTTTTCTTTACAACAGGTCTTGGATCAGTTATCTGTAGTAGGAATAACCGGAATAGACAGACCTGCAGATGGTGCTTAGTTTTAGTTTAATTCATCCTTCAAGGAGTAGGCCCGAAAAAGCTAGAGAGATTTATAATTACTGGATGAGCAAAGCTTCCGGTGAAAATAAAATAGAACATATTCTTTCTTTAGATTTTAGTGATCCGCTAAACGAGCACTATGGAATGGTTGACGGAAAGTATATACCATTTGGAGACAACTCTAAGTCAATAATTGACCATAATAGTTGTGTAGTTGAGGCAACAAATCAAGCTGCTAAAATGGCAACTGGCGACGTGCTTATCTATTTAAGCGACGATTTCAAATGTCCAGACAATTGGGATAGACTTATTGCAGAACGAATGCTTATAGGTCACCCAACTTTGCTAAAAGTGAATGACTGTTTGCAGCAATTTGAAGTCGCAGTGTTAACTATACCTATAATGAATAGATCGTTATACGAAAAGCTTGGATATTTTTGGCACCCATCTTACAGATCAATGTTTGTAGACGAAGACCTCTACTGGACTTGTAAAAATAATATTTGGATGGTATCAGCGCCTGAATTACAATTTCCTCACGAACACTGCTCAATAGGGAAAGCTGAACGAGACGAGACTTATATCCGCTCAGAAGCTAATTGGGACCACGGCAAGGCTATTTTTGCAGAACGTAAAGCGCTAAATTTTCCTTTAAAATGATTTTATCAATATTAATTCCGAGCCTAGAAAGCAGGAAAGAGTTTTTGAACCAAATGCTTTTTAATTTGCATACGCAAATTACCGAATTAAGCGCATGGGATAAGATAGAAGTATTGACGGACGAACGTTCTCATTTATCAACTGGAGTGAAAAGAAACTCGTTATTGAATAGAGCGGAAGGAAAGCATTCTTGGTTTGTAGATGATGATGATGAAATAATAAAATCAGCATTGTCTTTAATATTAAACGGGCTAAACTCTAACCCTGACGTTATTGGTATAAACGGATGGATGACCACTGACGATGAGAACAGAGTGGACTGGGAAATGAAGTTAGAAAATCCTTATTGTGCTACAACACGAGACGGAAAAGAATTTTATTTAAGATTTCCTAACCACATTGCGGTTATGAGAACAGAGATTGCTAAACAGGTCAAATTTCCTGATCTTACAATGGGTGAAGATTACGCTTGGGCAAAAGAGATTCACGACAGAAAGCTTTTAAAAACAGAGGTTATTATTGAAGAACCAATATATCACTATAAGTTTAGAAGCAAAAAATGACCATTAAAAATTACTCAAAACATATATACTATAAATTAAAAATTATCATGGGAAACTACTCACAAGGCGAAGAGCAAAAGCATATTGAAATGTTTTTTGGAGACTTCAAAGGAACAGTTCTTGACATCGGAGCAAACGATGGAAAAACATTTAGCAACTCTTTGGCTTTAATTGAAAACGGATGGAATGCTGTTTTATTAGAGCCGGCACAAATAGCTTTTAATAAGCTGGAAAGATTGCACGAAAATAATCCTAAAGTAAGTTGTTATAAAATAGCTATAGGCAACCAGCACGGTAAAACAAAATTAAAAGTTTCTGGCGCTCACCTGCCTGACGGTTCAGATGTAGCATTATTATCTTCGCTTAAAGAAGATGAGACTACTAGATGGAGAGACGCTGGTGTCCAATTTCACGAAGAGGAAATTATAGTAACAACTTTCTCTCATTTTAAAAAATTAAGTGGAGATCCAGCTTTTGATTTTATCACAATCGACTGCGAAGGATTGGACGTTGATGTATTAAAACAAATTGATCTTACAAACACAAAACTTATCTGCATCGAATGGAACTCTAAACCTGAAGCAAAAGCGGAGATATTAGAATATTGTGCTAAATTTGGCATGACTAAAACAATTTATGAATCAGGAGAAAATTTATTAATATGCAGACAGTAGTATCATTCGCCGATGGCGCCGGGCATTATGCAAAAGCATTAATGCGACAAGAATTAAGTTTATTACAAGTTGGATTTATTCCTGCTGAAGGCAATAAGTTTAAAGGCATTAATGACTACGGTCATATAAACTCACCACAGCACAAGGGGGCGCCTGACTCTATACCATACGCTTTTAAAGCGCTTTCAATTAAAAAAGCAGCGGAAGAACAAGACTGGAAAGGCCTCTTATTGTGGTGCGACTCGGTTGTGTATGCCACAAAATCAATTCAGCCTATTTTTGACCACATAAAAAAGCATGGTTATTTATTTTTTGATAATATTGGTTTCTCTATCGGAGACTATACCAGCGACGTTTGCTTGAGGCAATTTAATATGTCTCGCGAAGAAGCTTTTGATAGCAAAATGATTATGGCTTGCGTGATGGGATTCGATTTAGAAAACCCGTCAACAAAAGAATTTTTAGATAAATATATCGCAGCAGCAACAGACGGTCATTCTTATCCGGGATCTTGGACGAATGAAAATCTACAAGTATCAAACGATATGCGCTGTAAAGGTCACAGACACGACCAGTCAGTAGCGAGTATATTGATAAAACAAATGGGGTTGAGTATTACTCGCGCTCAAGATACATTTTTTGCGTATGCAAGCCATAAAGGGTTAGTGCCAATAGCAGATAGCGTTGGTTTATGGTCGGAGGGAATATAGTCATGGAGCAAGAAGTTTGGAAAACAATAATCGGATTTGAAAAAGCTAAGATTAGCAATTTCGGAAATGTAATGGGC